TAGAGAGCTTCTTGTGTTTGTCGCCAAAGGGTCGTTCGGTCAACATGCAAGTGAGCGGCTAACTGAAGGCTGGATTTACGTGTCGTCTTTGGAGTCAGATAGCTCTCAACTAAAATGATCCGGTAGTTTTCATTCTCTAGAGATTCAATGGCACCTTCACAGCACGCTATATAGTACAGCTCGTCAGCGTGCGATACGAGCTTGTCCTCGGCTTTGTTGCCATAGCTGGGTGACTTTGGCATGCCGTCCATCACGGGGCTTCTGAGCGCTATTTTGGTACGTTGAGCGAGCCGCTTGTGATGCCAGTAGTTCCCCAAGACCTCTTTGGCGTTTTCAATTGTTTTGTCATGATCAATTGGGCTAAAATATCTCGTTGCTCGCACCACTGCGTCCACTCCTTATGGTATAATTAAATTTGTAAAAGTTTGGGGAAACGGCGTGCCGTAATGGTGCGCTTTTGTTTTTTGTGATATACTTGCTGTTCAAATAATTCGATTTGATAGACTGAGTCGTCCTGTTAATCCGGGGCGACTTTTGCTATACTACCTTTGGAGATGCTTTCTTATGCGTGTTAACCTTATAAGTTGGGGAACAATCTGATTCAAGCATCTCCCGCGCGTTGCTTATGTGACGCGCTTTTTGGTATACTGTATACGGAGGCCAAATCCTAATCTTTTATTTAATTCACTCTCAATCGTACGTCTGGCCTCCGGCGCGTCCTTCACCAGACGCGCTTTTTGTTTACAATCATTTTCCTCTTTTCCAGTTAGCCCACGCCCAAATTGCAGCACCTGAGATGAGCAATATAACGGCAATCATATGTTTCATTGCCGATCCTCTCTGATTGCATCCGAAATGTCCCAAAGTGCAAACAAGACTGCTAGCAGTGTCAAGCCAGTAAATGTTTTGTAAGCTCCAAAATTCATATATTTTGCAGGTAAAAATGAAGACGCCAGAGCTAATGTGAAACCAAGCCATGACATGAAACGGTAAGGCCCATATTTCATTGTTTTCCCTCCAGTAGCTCCGGATTCTCCCTGAACTTAATCTCTCGTTTCATTTCTCCGCCTCCTCATACATCACTAGCGCAAACAGCATTGGGACACCATCAGCACCACGTGTTGGCTGGAACTTAATATCAACAATGTTTTTACCTTTTATGAATTCGTTTATTTCTCTTTCAAATTCAGAGCTTGTACAGGTGTCATTCCAAATATATCTAACTTTCATCTTCGCCATCTCCTAATCGAATACCGACTACACCTGCGAATAAGTCTAGAAATTTCATGCGACCGTTCACTCCTTCACCTCCAATTTCACGATTTCTCCGGTTTCCTCCACGCGCCAGACACCTAGCAACCATGCAAGGGCAAAAGTGTCAGCATCAAAAGCTATCCACGCCAAAGCGCCTGTTACTACGGTTCGTGTGATGCCTAGGTCTCTTACCATTCCAAGAACATCAACAAGATCACGATGGTACTTCCGCAATTCTTTGATATAATCACCAACCATTTTCGGAATCATCGGCAGATCATCTGGCAAGGCGGCATCATAACGTTTCTTGTACCCATCCAGTGTTTCCCTAGGCCAACCATTGAAGAACACTTGATAGCCAGCAAGACGGTTCCAAACCGCCTCAAACACGTCCCGCTTCGTCTCATTGCTCATCGTCAGTCACCTCTAACTGTTCCTTGTTGTAATCGATGATACGTTTATAGTTGTTGTTCGCCTGCCAGGCGCAATCATACAGACCACACAGATCAAGTTTGTTGATTGCATTGTTAGCGGCATCGATGGCCTTTTGCGCAGCGTCTATGTCAGCTTTAGTCGTCATCGTCAGTCACCTCTTCTTTTTCGCAGTCTTGCAAGCTGTAATGCTCAATCTCTGCTTCGGTGAACTGAGCCAATGAATCACTTTGGGCTTTGCTATGAAGAAACCATGCTACGGTTCCGGGATGAACCGTAGATCGGTATGCTTGAGCAAAATACTCATGCTTCTTCTTATCGACAAGCACTTTGTAGACCAGATACTTCTTCTTCACGGTGAAGCCGTTGACGTAAGCATTCATCAGCAGCTCTTCGTCATCATCAGAATTACCAGTATTATCAGTAATATACTTTGCTGGCCGCGTATAATCGTGTGCACGTTCAACGATTTTGGCTTGTTCCTTGCTCAACAATACCTTTTCAGGCTCCTCAACGAGCGTGACAACGTGGCCGCCATGATCACTAACTACGTCTTTAGCATCTTCCTCTTCAGCCGTGGTCGGGCAAGATGCGAAGGTTAATTCAAAGAAGCCATCTCGATCTGCAAAGTCCCAGTATTTGCCTTCATCGTTCTTAACCGCGTACAGCTTTTCTTCGCTCATTTTTCGTCCTCCACTTTCTTGATAATCAGTGGTTCCGGAATATCTACCTTAATGTCATCGCCACGGGTGTTGTGCGATTCCGTGTGCTTGGCCATGTTCTCGTTTATCCATCGGATACACTGAGATTGATACTTGGCTCGATAATACTCGGTTTCTGTGTTTAATCCTGCTACTACGTACATTTGTGTGCCTCTCATTTCGCGCTGACTGACTTCACAGCCTGATCTGAATAGTCCTTGATGCTCTGCGCGTCTTTGATTGCCTGTGATAATTCATTGTTTGCCTGTTTGGCGGCTTCTAACTGTGATGTAAGGTCGTTGATTGTCTGTTGCTTAGCATCGACCTCAGCCTGTTTCTGGGCAACTGCTTGCTGGCCTTCAACGATCTTTTGCTGAATCTGGGCATCTTTGTTTGCCATGTCGTTTCCATATTGCTGTTTTAGGGCCGCATACTGTGCCTGCGCGTCAGACAACTGATGTTGCAAATCGGACAAGCTAGATTTTGAAGCGTGAATCTTAGCCGTCAGCTTGTCGATATTGTTTTTGGTCTCCACGATGTTCTGGTGACCTTGCCAAACATTGTCGGCAATGGTGGTTGCACCGGCCCCAAACATAAGTCCTGCTAAAACAGTTACTGTAAATGTCAATTTTTTATTCATGATTTTTTCTCCTTAATCGATCTCTTCGACTTCAACTCTCGGATTAGCTTTGTCAATAAAGAACCGATCTCGCAGTTCTACAATGTGATCCCAGTTGTCGTTTTCTAAAAATTCAGCCTTTTGCATGCCGTCGAAGATAAACTTGTGCTGAAACGCGATGTTGTCCGGGTCTGTTCGCTTGTCATACCAGTACCAGTCGAAACTTAGAGGTTTTCCCCATTGAAATTTCACGCCCTGATTCATCGCTTTTCTAACAGCCAACATTACCGTTTCCGTTGCTTGTTTCTTGACTTTTGCTCCGCCGAACATATTGCCTCGTTCAACCTTGATGTACTGATTAAGAGTCATGAGGGGCAATGGAATAATGATCCTGTTCACGCTGGTTTCACGTCCTTCAGATAGTATTGATGTTGCTTGCCATCAACCATTTCAACCGTTGTGATTAGCTCTTTGGGTGCCTTGCCATCAAAAGCAACTGGCTTGTTGATGTCTTGACGTTCACCTCTGGCGTTGTATCGCTCGATTCTGATGATTCGTGCCACACCGCCAATATCACGCACGCCCATGAATACTCGATCAGGAACCATAACCAGATCACCAACCATCATTTTCGTTTTAATTGCTTGCATTTGAAGATTCCTCCTGTAGTTTCTTGTATTATTCCTCGCTAAATATCTAACGACTCGCAATCTCTTCATGGCCGTTGTTGCGGCGGGGCAACTTGATATCAAACTCGCTTGCCACTCGTCTCACGAACGTTGTTGACTTCCCGATCTGTTTTGCAACCTCTGTTAGTGTTTTGCTCTTGCTTGCCGCCTCAGAAACTTGTACTGCATACTTCTTACGGTTAGCTTCCCCGCGTTTGTTTACAGCCTTGATGCTGCTGATCAGTGCGACTGAAGGCATATCTCGATTATCAACACCGGCTACCGCACGTTTCTCGACAATCGCTTTCTTTGATACAACGATCCGGTTGTTGAACGCTTGCTTTTCGATTTTTGAGAATGCTTCGCTTTCAGAAATGCCTAGCATTGCTGCATTTTCGTAGCGCGTAATCAATTCAGCTTTGAAGTCGCGCCACACTTTGTCGCCTTGCTTGTATAAACGGACTGTTACTTGTGTCATGCTTTCTTCTCTCCTTGCTTATCAGGCCTCAGTTCGTCAAGGCTAACGCCTAGAGCGTCTGCAATTCGTATCATCGTTGAAAATGACGGATCTTTGATGCCACCGGATCTAATCATGTATAAAGTTGATGGGTTGTTGTATCCTGCTAAATCAGCTAATTCTGGGATGCTAATTGATCGATCATCTAAAATCTTTTGAACAGAATCCCACATATTGTGTCACCTCTATATGTTTAAGTACAGCATGTTGTATGGCGCATGCATTTTTGATATACTAAATTTACAGGCTACTGTAATGACCTGTAATAAATTAGATGGGGGGGACTATTGATGGCAAAAACGAAAACTAGTGTTCGCGGAACCCCAACTAAGAAGATCGTTGTTGTAAAACCGTACACTAAGTCAAACGGAACTCGTGTCGGCGGTCACCGGCGTTCAACGCCAAACTAATCTTCAACAGTCTTTAGAATCTCCTCCTTCAGGGTATAAGGTTTCCCTGAGGGAGATTTTATTTACTAACAACGAAAGGAAATTGAAAATCATGAAACTCAATCCAGACTGTTTACGTGATGTGCTTTTAGTTGTGGAAACCAATGCCTCTACCAGCCAATGGGTAGAAGCAAAAACACTTTTAGATGATCCTAGAATGAGCTCTTATTCTTACGAAGAGATCGCTTACCATGTACGCCAAGCAAATTGGGCAGGACTTTTAGCTGAAGTTAATTGGTTTATGGACGAAGGGTTTCTAATCAAAGACTTGACGCCTAGTGGGCACCAGTTCTTGGCGGACATTCGTGAAGACACCAACTGGAATAAAGTGAAGTCTATTTTGAAAAAAGTTGGTTCGTTTTCAATTTCTGCGATTACTCAGGCTGCTGCTGGCGTGGTTCAGGCTGATATACAGAAACATCTAGGCCTCTGACAGGAACTAACCACTTCATTTCAACCTCTACAGGGTCATTCGCCTCAGCTTTGAAGTGGATCTTTTCAACCTGTCCAACCTCAATGCCATTCACAAAAACTTTGCCGTTTTGAATTCGTAGGCTATTCATTTCGAGTCCTCTTTCTTTCCAAGTGCCTTTAACTGCTCCATCTGCTCGGCTAGTTTAGCTCTGTCTTCCTCAGATACTTTTTTATGCTTGGGCTTGTAACCGTCCTGCGCCCAGACTGGTAGTTTCTCATTTCGAACTGGATTGCCGTAACGGCGCTGAGGCTGATTAGTTTTGCGTTCACTATCGTTTGCTTCGACAGCAGCAACCGTGAGAAGACGCTTGCTTTCCCAGTTTTTCAATATGCCGTTGACGTACTTGTAGTTTCTGACATTGCTTTCAACCGCAGTCCGCAGCGCATTTAGGACTAGCTTCTCAGGTTCAGGTGATCCTGCTTTTCGCATGTCAGCAACCCAATCAACAAGGCTTTCTCTGGTGAACGGTGACAGTTGTCCAAACCCGTTTCCTTCCCAGAAATTGCAAATATCAAGAATTGATGATGACGACGATGACGGTTCTTCAGCAGGCCTCTCTGCTGCCTTGACTGGAGCAGTAGTCTGTTGTCGTTTAGTTTTGTCTAGTTTAGTCTCGTCTTGTTTAGTGTATGTGCTACTGTGTTGCCTACTAGGTTGTAAACTACCTTGTAAACTGTGTTGCCTACTAGGTTGCCTACTGTGTTGCCTACTATTTGACACACTGTCATCATCTTGACCACTAGGTTGCCTACTATCTGACGTACTAAGTTTTCGTGAAATATCGATGACTGAGTAGGTCGTTGCCTTAACACCGTTAGTTTGAAAATCTATCAGCCCTGACTGCTTTAGCGCGTTACGGGATTTGACGATGCCCTGACGGCTTAAACCAGTCAACGTTTCAAGTGTTCGATTCGGCATATTGAATTCGCTTGGCCAGCCTAGCTGGTTACATTGGTAAACCAGCCCATGCCATAATGCTATCTGTCCTGTGCTTAGCGGATTAACGCTTTGCTGAATGTAGAACTCTCGAATTAGCTTGAATAAATCCATGCGGTGAGTCACCTCCTACTCGACCAGATCGTAGAGGCTGATGATCTGAGTCAGATGCTTAGTTGCCCGGCAATACTCACAGTGCTCACACCGTTTTGGTTCTTCTTCGCCGTTCTTAACGGCTTCAATGCGTGGCTGTAGTTCCTTAACTCGTTCCAACCAATAGTCCAGCAAATCTTGCGGCATTGAGACCGCCGCTTTATCTGGCGGATCCTGCTTTGATACTGCGATGATGACAGGAACGGCTTGAACGCCATATTGCTGTCGAATTAGCTCCTGATACACGGCCATTTGCAGTGGGTAGTTGTAAGCCTCAATGAAAGAACCATAGCGACGTTCTTCTGGTAGATAAAAACGCTTGTTGATGTCCATGGTGGTTTTCAAGTCAGCGAAGTATTTATGGTTATCCGCTAAGCAGTCAAGTTTGCCTTTCCAAGCCACCCCACCGATCTCGCCTTTGACAATGACTTCTTTTTTTCCTTGATAGAACTCTTTGAACTTAGGATCTGTTCGCAAAGTTCTAATCATGTTGTCAGCAACTTGATATTCTCTTTTGAGCTGTCCTTTTGTTGTACCGCGAGTTGAAATAATCTCTGGATGTTCCTGCTTAAACTTGTTGTGCGCATAGCGGCTTTGGAAGTAGCTGTGAAGATAGTTGCCGACCAACAAGGCTGTTGGGTCTCGCTTTGGCTTCCACTCGCCCTTCAATTCCGCCAAAGCTTCAGCCTCGCAGGCCATGAACTTCTTGAACCAAGTCGGTGACTGATACTGCCAATCCATACGATTCGTGTAATAGTTCCTACTTGTTAGCTTGATTCTGGAAGAGGTTCGAAACTTCTTTGTCGGTAACTGGCCGATGTTCAGCTCGGTCTGCTTGACTGGTTTCTTTTGGCTTGGCTTCCTTGGCTTCTTTGGTATTTGCAGCATGTTTCGGCTCCTCCTTCGGCTTGCTATCAATCAGATCATCAAAGTTTGGTGTCACGTCCTTAGGTTCCGCGTTGTCGTACTCATCGGCAGTGGTTTCATTGACCGCTCCCAGCAAAAGGTCGTTGTCAGAACTGGAGTTGATGAAGAACTTGGCAGCCCGGTTGAGCACCGTTCGCTTAGCCATTTCCTCGGGGAACTCTTGCTGAACCTTTTTGGTTTTGGCATGACTCCAACTTTGATCAATCTGCTTCCTGGTCATGATGGTGAAGTTTTCAACACCGTTGTTGTCAACAATGACAGCAAATGCTGCGGCAATAGCGTTGTCTTGGTTCTCAATGCGTGGCTCAAAGACTTTTACCACAGTGCGCCCCTTATCGGATCCAATCTGGAACTTGTCGCCTTCACGAACAACCTCGGCCCAAACATCCTGCACATTATCCAAACGCTTCAGGATCGCCAGGCTACCAAAGTATGAGCGCATCAACGTCAGGTCTTTACCGTAAGGAATGAAGTAAACCTGATTCTTAGCTGGGCTGAGACCCTGAATCACCATATTCAGCAATGCTTTAGCTTGCGATTGCGGGGTAGTTTTATCTAACAGTGATGGCCCTTTGCTGTTATCTGATAGCGTGAGCCAAGCCGAATTCAGCGCATTGCTAGGGCTATAGTTCGCCGGAAGTTTCAAGCCTTCATGCTTCTGCATCTCTGCGATGCGGTTGTTGACACTTGCTACAATTTCATTTGCCATTTCAATTCCTCCTAGTAGTCGGCGGCAATTGCTACACCGCCAAGTTCGTTCAATATATATTCGCGGATTTCATCTGGATCATCTTTGATCGTGTCACCTTCAGGCCCGATATTCGTGATAACTGCTTCGCCTGAATAAATGGGATCACCCTTCCAATCAAGCCTTACAATCGTGGTATCCATTTCACTTTGCCGCCTTTCGTGATAAACTTGGGCTATAAATTAATTTGCTTTGCTTTTCATTTCCCGTGGTTGCCGCCATGGGATTTTTTTGTGCGCATTTATTGAGCATGATCAAGCTAAGTCGAAACATCCAATCCCAGCCACGATCTGCATGTCCTTTGTAAATGAGGTTCTCGACCTGATCGTGCACGTCTTGCCAACACTCTTTTGTATCTCGCATGTGCTTTTCTCCTATTCAATCCACTGCTTCCATCCGCCCACCGCCGTGGCACCGATCATGACGCCAGCCATAGCTACAAGCAGATACTTCCAAAACGCTGATGTTGGATCGAGCAGCACTGACATGATTGCTTCTAACATTGCCTATACCCCCTGCTGACGTGCAAACCAACGCTCCATCTTCTCTGGCTCAACACGCTGGGTCTTACCGGGACCGACAAACGGAGCACCTTTTTTCTTCCAGCGACTAACTGTTGCCGCTGAAACCTGATAATGTTCCATAACATCCTTGGGCGCCCACCACTCCTTGGGTTTGAATGGCTTACGCTGCTTTTTTGGTTTAGCGACATCAATCAATGTGAATCCTTGTTCCATGCCTGCTCATCCTTCCTCATATAATGAAGTTTCTGGTAATGCGGGAGCCTTTCGCTGAAAAGATCCATGATTGAGATGCCTAGCATTTCGCAAATAGCATTTAGTTCGGTTAGATCTGCGACTGTGCTATCAAGTTTCTCGAATGCGTATGCTTTCAAGTTTTTAGCGTCATCGCGTGTAAAGTTGGGGTCATTAGCAAGGCCCTCAATGTCGTGCTCGATGAAAGAAGCTTTCTCCTCGTCTTCTTCTCGTTTGTCGGTGAATAAAAGCCCGCGTAAATCGTGGTATATTCCGTCACCGCTAAACAGCTTAGGGATTCCTAGAAACAAGTTAGCCATTTCATAGCTTAGTTCGCTGTCATTCATCGAATTGGCAATGTCAGTAGCCTCATTTGCTCTAATGGGAGTTCCATGAAAATAGTTGTTGATCGTTGAGCGCCCTAATTTTGCTGCATAAGCGATCACCTTCTGTGGTGTTTTGGTTCTAGTAGCGAACCTATTCAAAGGGCTACTAATTGTTGCTTTCATACGTTCCACTTCCTTTAAAAGATGAAATATTGGCGGATATTGATTCATGCTAGAGAGGGCTATGATTAACCCATAGCAAGTTGATCAGCGTCTTCAGCTAGCCATTCGTCAACGTGACCCTTCAACTGCTCGTCCGGCATTTGTTCGAATGCAAAGGCCGGAACCTCTGGGTAGACGCGGGTCAAAAAATCAATCATTGCTTCGCGTGTCATGTGGATCACCTCCTTAACTTGAAAACTGAATATTGTATGATTGCCTCCCGCCAAGTGCGATAATTGCATTGAAGGGAGGTGATTAAAATGTACTTTTCGATCCGTAAGGCATCTGATGGCCAATACTACTTCGTGATAAAATCTGCGAATAATGAAGTCGTGGCGACCAGTGAGCCATACCACCGCAAGGAATCGGCTGTGAAAACAATTGATTCCATTCGGAACGGGATTCATCCGGACTCAGTCGTTGTGGATGTTACCGATGAGCCTTGATAGTTTGTTGGATAGCGCAATCAGCTGGGCTGCCTCTTCCAAAAGTGCATCGGCTGTTTGTGCTATTTGTTTGCGCTCGTTTTCGTTCATTTGATTGCCTCCTCTCGCTGGGCGGAAATGTGTTTAGAAACGGATTTTCTTTTCGATTTTCGCAACGATGAAACGAAAATTTTTTCATACGGTATTCCTAGCTCTTTCGCCACGGCTGGTATTTCAACTGCTCGGAACCGGTATTCACCCTTTTCACGGCGACTATACTTATCAGTTGAAGGAAGCCCCAGTATCTGGGCCATGTGCGTTAGTGACATTCCTTTTTTAATTCTTGTGTCTCGAATTAATTTGAGATTGACTTCAAAACTCATCGGATCACCCCCTTTTTGCGATATTAGCAATCTCTATAACAGTATAATACATAGCGATATTCGCAAAGTCAACATTAAATTTGCGAATTAGGAAAAATAATTAGTGAATAAAGCAAAGGGTGCTATATTAGTTGCGTAAAGCGCAAAGCGGGAGGCTTATGTAATGGATATTCTTAGAAAACGTCTCATTGATTTACGCGAATCTATGAATCTATCTCAGGTGGAACTTGGCAAACGTCTTGGGATCAACAACACTGTGATCAATAAAATTGAAAGTGGGGCTCGTAATGTTTCAGCAAACGAGCTTTCTAAATTCGCTGAGTTCTATGATGTTTCGACCGACTACCTACTTGGAAAGTCGGAAAAACCTCACTATTACTCGCTAACGAAGAAGGATTACAAAGATGTTGAAGCCATTCTGAATGACGCAATGAATGGCGTGACGGGTAAGGCCGGGGTTAATTATTTCAAAAATGGGGGCGAACTTACGGATGAAGACCGTGCTTTGTTAGAAGCCTCAATGAGACAGACAATCATTTTGGCCAAAGAACTCGCAAAAAAGAAGTTCACCCCAAAGAAGTATCGCGGTAGCGAAGAGTGACTTAGGGGGTGACTTCTATTGGGATATTCAGAAAGTGAAGCGCTAGCTGCTGCCGATCATATGTCTAATCGATACGGAACTAGTGACCCTTTTAAGCTTGCTAAACTTGACGGTATTTCCATTCGTCGAAGTGACCTAGGCAATAATATACTGGGATATAGCATGCAAATTAGCCGTATGCCACTGATAGTCTTGTCCTGGTCGCTTAACGATTGTCAGGCAACAGCGGTTTGCGCCCATGAGCTTGGTCATTGCAAAATGCATCGAGGATTAGACACCAACTTTTTTAGCAGAGTGGGAGCTGAGCCTATGGTTGGTGATAACGAGTATCAAGCAAACTGTTTTATGTTTGAGCTTGTTTTCGGCGATCAGGAAGTTTCTCCTATGAATTACAATGCTGTTCTGGATCAGTATGAACTACCCCATTGGATGTGGCGCTACTTTGAAGTTATACATTGAGTCACAAATAATATTGACGGAGGATTAAAAATGGGTCACGAAACACAAAGATCTCATCGAGAAATCAAAAAGCCATTTTGGAAAAGTTGGAAATTTTGGATTCTTATAGTAGCAATCATAATTCTAGCTAAGGGTGCAATCAGCTGTACTAATTACTTATTTTCTGAGCCCCCCGCTCCTTCTAAAAAAGTTTATAAATTGAACAGTAACAAATCGGTAAAGGCGATGCTGAAGCACTATGAACCTGATTTGAAAGTCACTGAAGTAGGCGGTGTTTATGATGACCCCAAATCAAAAACCGTTCTTGTAACCATTAAAGAAGACAGCGGCGTGGACGACAAATATGCGGTCAAAACGATGCATGCTGACATCGCGTCAGTTTGGAAGGCATTCAAGAAATCAAAAGGCAATGATTTTGCAAATATAGCTGTCATGGTGACTTATCCATTCGATGACGCAGGAGGTAATACACATCAGCTAAAGGCCATGACAGCCGATCTAGACGGGTCAAGACTGAATGATTTGAATTTGGAAGGATTCTCTGATGGCAATGTTTCAGCGTTTGCTACGAAATACTGGCAACGCAATGACATGCCGTCTATAAAGTGATTTATATGTATTGCCCGAAAAGACAGCCGCTGCGGACAGCGTTGTCTATATAGCTTCATAATATTAACTGATATTATAAAAATATTAAGGGGAAGTTTATGCAAAAAAGAAAACGAGTCATTTGGGTGGACATAGCAAAAGGCATCACTATTTTTCTTGTTGTATTTGGCCACGCTATCCAAGGCATAGTGTCATCTAAAGGTCTTGATATTAGTGGACCAAACTGGTCGCTTTTTTTTGGGAAACAATTAATTTATGGTTTCCATATGCCTGCATTTTTTGTAATGAGCGGTTTTTTTACAGGATATATTCATCGGAAATTTATTGGCACCCTTACGGAAAAGGCAGTTCGCTTGCTTAAGCCTTATTTTGTTTGGAGCTTCATTACCGCCTCAGTGATGCAGGCTTTTTCCTCCTATACGAACTTTGGAATGGGCATTAGAGATTTCTTGATGTCTCCTATAATACCGTTCTCAGAATACTGGTATTTATACGTTCTTTTCTTTATTAGCTTATTTTACTTAATAATATATCGTATCTTTGGTTATCGAACAGTTTGGGCTGGCCTATTTGCTGGAATTATTCTTTTTTTAGCAGAACCAATACTGCCGAATGTCTGGATCTTTAAAACCTTTTCCAGATTTCTAGTTTATTACGCGATTGGCGCTATAATCTTTAAGCGACTCGATCTTGTGAACAAAATTTTCTATAAAAAAGAAAGCATGATATTGCTTGCATCCATAATAGCATTTTCGATTGTCAACATCATTTTATATGAGTTGCTTATGTATAATAGCCATATAGCCTTGTACTACTACTCATTTGTTACATCATTTTTTGGAGCCGCCTTTATATTTGCTCTGTCAATGAAAGTTGGCCAATTAAATAATCCGCTGACAAAATTTTTCCAATGGCTTGGGTACAATTCAATGCAAGTCTATGTTATGCATTTGGTCCCCTTAGCAGGAGCCAGAGTCGTCTTAATGAAACTGGGAATTATAAGTAACTATTGGATGTTGTCTGTTACCATTACTATAATATCGTTGGCAATTTGTTGCGTAGCAATTATTATCATTAAAAAAATTGGCATATGCAAGTTACTGTTTGGCTAGACACCCTTATATCGTTTTGCAATCACACTCATCATTTTTAGCAAATAACGATGATGGTAAAAAGGAGTGTAGTCAATTGACCCCCGCGTGGGGTTTTATTTTAATGGAAACACGAACATACGTTTGAATTACAAGCTCTAAGAGTTCAAAAGGAGTGCGATATCATGGCATCAATTACCTCATATAAACTAAAAGATGGCAAAAAGGCCTGGGAATTCTATATATTCGCTGGTGTTGATCCTCAGACAGGAAAAGAAATAAAGATCCATCGGCGCGGTTTTCCAACCGAAAAAACAGCCCAGCAAGAAGCGACTTTAGCTGAGGCCGAAATAATCAAAGGCCACTCTCACTACCAAACTGAAAGAATTTTAATGGCTGATTATCTTAATCAGTGGATCACTAAGCTTAAGGTTAATGTCAAAGAGGGATCCATGATCATCTATCGATATAACCTTAAGAAATACATTATCCCAAAAATTGGGGATATTCGACTGGCCAAATACACGCTTAAGGAACATCAGGAGTTCATCAGCAGTCTATTCAATGATGGCTTGTCGCTTAACACAGTAAAGCTCATCAATGGAACGTTGCACAATGCGTTAAAAAAAGCCGTTGCAATTGGGTACATTACTAAAAACCCTACCGTTGGTGTCGAGTTCAGTGCGTATGCTAAAGACAATTCCAAAGAACTTCACTTTTGGACAAAAGATCAAGTTGGATCTTTTATAGAAGCAGCTGAAGAAGATAAAGAGCCTATGTGGCTATCATTCTTTGTGACACTGATTGACTGCGGGCTTCGTGTGGGTGAAGCCATGGCTCTTCGCTGGTCAGACATTGACTTCAACAAAAATACCTTATCAGTCAATGCAACACGAATCTATCGTGCTGAAACTGGATCAAACACTGGCAAAATAGCGCTTGATCGTCCCAAAACATTAAGCTCTAAGAGAACCGAATACATGACCGCTCGAGTAAATGACCTTCTTCAACAACAATATGAGCGCCATTTCAGCCACGGCAACGTACAAGGTTTTCGGTTTTCTACTAGCCACAATAACGATTTTGTCTTCACCTATTCGTCTGATGCAAAGTTTGGACAACCCCTCCGATCTCGGGCAACGACTGGTGCTTTTAATCGCATCACCAATCGGGCTGGACTTCCTCACATCCGTATCCATGATTTAAGACACACGCATGCCGTTTTAATGCGTGAGGCAGGATTAAGCCTTGATGACATCAAAGATGATCTTGGGCATAAAGACATTTCAACCACTCAAATTTATGCTGAAATCTCTCCGGCAAAAAAGAAAGAAAACCATCAACAATTCGAAAAATACCTAAATCAGTGAACACAAAAAGAGCTCCAGAACCTGTGTATAAGTCCGAAGCCTTCACCAAAACTTCACCACGGACTTTTCTAACATGATTCTGGAGCTCTTTATTTACCTTATTTCAAAACGCGCAAGCCCTTGCGATTAAAGGCGTGCGTTCAATTCCTTAGTCATATCCTCATAACCCGGACGACCAAGCAGTGCGAACATGTTCTTCTTGTTGTGATTTGCTTGAGCACTGATTTCATAGGGTTTCAAATCGCCGGTGTAAAAGCAAAAATAGCTCTATATCAATTTCTTAGGTTTCACAATTTCGGATTCACTTCACCACAACTTCACCACGAATTACTTATATTTATATTATTGCATAAGTAAAAAAGCCCTCCACCCGTATTAGCGAGCAGATGACTATTTGTTACCTGATATACAGGCTTTCGCCCGGATAGATCAGGCTGTAGATTGATTTGCCGTTGTTAGCGGCTAACGTGTACATGCTGATGCCATACTTTCTGGCAATGCTCCAGAAGCTGTCACCAGAGCGGACCGTATAATACGTGTGGCTTACCGGTGAGGTGTATCCAGACGAACGCGAGCCATAGCTCTCCCCACCATTCACGCCCAAGGCAACATAATGATACCTGCCTGAGTAGCTGAGATAACGTGCCCAAACATATGTGCCACGGATATACACGTGATCATAAATCACACTTTCACCGGGTGCATAGCTACCAACGGATGCATAGCCGGTGCCGGCACCAGTGCGAATGTTGACCGTCGTGGACGGCTTGAAAACACCCGCTTGCGCATAGTCGGTATCACTGGCTGCATTCGATTTCGCTGGTTGGCTTGGTGCCGGTGTTACAGGCACCGACGGAGTTGCTGGCTGCTTCGAGTATCCATTATCGGTCACACCAAGCAGATCAATGTTACCATCGAGGCCTTGCGACAGCCCAAATGCGCTCGTGTACTGCCAAATAGCTACCCCATCCATACTCGGAAAATAACCGTAGTCTGGTTTGGTAGTTGGTAGATAATCACGGTAAGCAGCAATCCAAAGGCTGTTAGGAAATTCTTTCAGGATACGCTGATAATCGACGTGTGCCAATGTATATGGCTTGTAACTGTAATACATTGGCGTGTAGCCTTCTGAACGAATGCGCCGCATGCCAGCTAAAATTGCATCCGTATTAGCTGCCATATTGCCAGAAGCACCATCTTCGTAGTCCAAAGCAACGATGCTTCCCTTTGGTGTCTGCGCTTTGATACGAGGCATATAACGGTCAAGTGCTTCCAACCCCAACTGGCTACTTGCACCAACACCATACCAGATGTAGCTATGCACACGTTTTCCTGCCGCCTTGGCACTAGCAATTTGGCTATCATACGTCCACTGATCGATGTAAGTGCCACCGTAAGTGCCGCCAATCTGAGCTATGACGAACTTGTCTTGATCTGTTCCATATCGTCCACTTGCTCCCTGATACTTTGACCAATCAGGTCCCTGATCTCCCTTGGCCGCATTGGCCTGCGATGGCAAGGCAAAAGAAATAGCCGCCAAGAAGGCGACTACCAAGGTGATTAGCTTAGTTTTTAGTTTCATTGTTTTGATTCATCCTTTCGCCTTTTTGAAAAGAATTCATGCCAATCAGTAATCATCAGGACCAACGAAATAAGGGTAAAGAATACCGTTAGTACCATGACGAAAGCAGTAAGCACTTTGAATAGAAGACTCAGAAATGGGAATTGAATCAGAAAAATGTAAAGACCGAGTTCAGAAATAATAATCACAGCAATGTATGAGAACATTTTCCAGAAGAAGTCTTCCATTTTGTTTCCTCCTTATTGTTGTGAAGCAGCAGATGATGGTGCCAGTTGATCCTTAACTGCGTCTGCGGCCGCCTGAGCTGCGGCAGCTACCTTGTTTTGATTAGATGCTTCCTGATCGACTGTCTTTTGCGGATAGGTTTCTGCTAGGCTATCCTTCAAGTCCGCGTAAGCTTTTTCAACTGCGTTGGCAATCGTCTGCTCGTCTGTGCTGGTGAAACCAAGCGACTTCAAACCATCTTTAACTGCTTGAATGGCAGTAGATTTCTTGACCGCACCGTCAATCGCCTGTGTCACACCGAGCTGTTCTGCTGCTGTTACCGAAGCATTTGCCAATGGACCTAATACCTTTACCAAAGTGAGTGCCTGTTTGTTAGCCAGCAGCTGTTTGGAAATCCAAGCCCCAATGATTGGGACTGCTGCTACTGCAAGTGATACCACAAGATCTGTCCAATTATTCATGATTGTTTTCCTTTCTGAGGCGCTCATTCTCACGTCTCAATCGATCATTATCTGCGCGTAATCTGTCGTTCATGTCCTCAAGCTCATCATGCCTGTTTTTCCGTTTACCCTCGCGGTAGGTCAAGTAGGCAATAACGGCCGATGCTATACCGGCAAGATATGGGGCAAAATCAACTATTGCTTTAGTCATCTCTGCTGTCACGGCTGTCACTCCTTCGTGCCAGAATCAGCACGAAGGCTGTTATGATCGCATTGCTGATCCAATTTGAGTAGATTCCAGTTGAGATCGAGGTCAAGAATTGCAGTATTGTCAAGAAAGACATTAAAAAGCTGGTAGTTGTGAGCAACAGACGATTTATCACGGCTAACTGTATTTGGTATAGCACCCAACCCCCAATCCCGAGTCCATCAATGACAAACAAAAACCCCACAATATCATCGTTCAACCAGTCAGAGTAATGCGGAGGCCAGATGAAATAATGGTCATTGATGAGTAGAAACAAGCCAATGGCAACCATGCCAATGGCGAGTGCTGTGTGTGTCGGGTGATCTCTGATTTTATTTAGCATTGTCATCACTTCCTTCTACGGTTAAACGTTTCACTATAACTCCAAATACTTAGGATTATCAGAAAAATCAAGAGACATTGTTTGCCCATTAATCGACACGGAATGAGTAACTTCCCCAATTGGGGACCAATACACAATCATTGCTTTTGCTTTGCTGTGATATTCGAAGCAATATAGGTCTTGCATGAAGTCAGACGGGTTAGCAACCACGTTTACCTTTCTGTGAAACGTGAACCCATTCATCTTTTTGATGAAATTATAATAGGCAAACGCAAGCGGGGTTAATGAAGCATTCGGGTTCAAAAATCCATAATTGTTTGCTCCTAAAGCATATTGCAAGATGATGGGCCATCCAAGGTAGTCCAATATGAGCGTTTCTCTGATGGTATATTTGATTGCGTCTTGCATTGACCAGAGACCTTGCCAAGTATATTTTGGGTTATCAACATCACGAGAATATCCAAATTCGGTAGCAATAAGTGGCAAAGATTTTGCTCTCGGTGACAAGTCATTCAAAGAAGAGTCTCTGATTAACACTTCCGGTCTGCCATTGTTTGCGTATGATGGTACATACGGGTGAAAGCTAATAAGGTCTACGTTTGAGTCGAATATACCAAAAGAATCAGCCATCTGAATGCTATCTTTCGCCTCTTTGTAATAAGCTATTGAGCATAGCGTTGCGTAGGTTGAACCGGGGTCATTTTCTTTTACGAATGCCCCCAGCCAAATATCAAAATCAGTCCATGCTTTAATCGTTTCATCATTCTTAGACTCAGGGTAGGTCGTCCAAAAGCTTCCATCGGCTTCGTTAAAAGCCTCCCAAACGATATTGTTGCCCTTGTGACTCAATACGAACTCTGACACCAATTCCTTGAACGCGGTCAGTCTTGATGGGGTGAACTGCGAATTGGTCTCTGTATTGTTTGATATAGGAGTTTCACCGTGGAATGAGATCAAAAGGGAGAATCCCCGTTTTTTTGCTTCTGATATAGCAAAATCATAGGTTGCGAAGTCACCAATCCCAGAATCAAGGGCGTCATTCTTAATGTACACATTCATTCGCATGTAGCTGAGGCCAATTGCTTTGGCTGCATCGAGCTGTTTAATCACATTGCCATCATAGGTCCATATCATGGTGCCAAGCTTATCAACAAGGGGCCTTCTTCTAGATACGTTGCTCGCGTTGCTGAACATTTTTTATCTCCTTATCCAACGTCAAATTCATGGGAAATGACGATTGAGACAGTTGAAGGGTAGTTTGTAGCAGTGTCCCCTGCATTAGAAAAGGCATCAAAGTAGATTCCATACTGACCACCATTTGGTTGAAGGTCACGAAGGACGAATTTTACCCTGCCGCTAGTTAAGTCTGTTGGAAATATGCGCTGTGGGATACCAATTGAACCGGATACTGAAGATGGGAATCCTAACACCATGGATTCAGGGGTACCCCAAGTAGCAGATAGAAGCTCATTTTTAATTACGACATCTGAATATATGGTGATCGTTTTGCGTGTGCCAAGTGTTACAATCCTATACTTTGATGACGCTGAAGCCACGTTTTCGCCAATAATTAATCCGTCTGTTAGCCAACCTGTATCTGAAAATGGGATAATGTCCCCATTTATATTCTGGAAATTCTGATTGATAACATTTTGCCAATCAGATTGTCCCTTGTTTAATAAAGTAATGTCGCTCATAATATTATCTCCTTATATTTTGAATACAGAGTCAATGTCAAGTGTTTTGATTGTCATATTGCTTATTTGAATAGCAAGATTTGATTGTCCTGATGTCAGATAGAGCTGGTTGCCGTTGATGGCATAGCTTGGGCTCTCCATTTGATAACCTGGAATCAGTTTCTTAACATCAGTAATATCAACAAAAACGTCTGCTATTGATGATGTTCGATATACTATCCTGACATTCAATTCATACAAGGATGTTCCGCCAGCAATGTCAATAGGACTTTGTTGAGCAACGCCGGCACCATACTGATAGATCATGCACTTGATGTCTGGATAGAAGTTATCTTGATTTAAAAAAGTGACGCTGCCAAGGTGAACTTCAGATCGGATTGGCTCAAGATGATTCAAGCGCTCTTTCAAACTGACGTACGTATTTCCATCATCATCTGATCTTGCTTCAATTAATTCACTAAGTATCTTTCCCCCTGGATCAATATTCTTGAGAATATCTTTATTCGCATTAACAAAATCTGCCCAAGAAGAATGAGCATCATTAACCCACTGGTTATATTGATTGATGATTTCGTTGAGATTGGAGATCCAATCCTTGGCACTTTCTTTAGTCATGTCTGCGGCTGGGTAAACAGCGAACATGATGTCGAAAGTCGACTGATTCCCGTTTGAATCAGTGAATGAGAAATAAGCAATCTTGATTTTCCCTGGAACTGATCCAAGTTGGCTTGGTACTTGATACGTAAATTTGCCACCAGATGCATCTACAATTGAAAATCCAGTCGTATCTGATACGACTGCCTTACCGTCAGCGGTGTTTGCCATGAACGATGGCGTTAGCCCACTAATTGACACCGGGGTACCATTGTCCATCAGTGTGGCATCAATTACCACGGCGCCGGTTTTGTCTCCCTGACGCAAATATATAGGCTCAGGAGCGATGGCATTTTTTGTGTCAAGAGTTACTTTGTATGTTCTGATTGCCATTTGGTATCAGTCCCTCCATTTTTTCTAAATCTTCATAGGTGTCTTTTGTATCAACGAGGCGCTGATCCTCAAATCCTCGGCGCTTGCCTTTGAGTTCCCAACCAAACGATGAATTAGGACTGTCTGACGAAACGATGAAGTAGTCATTGCCACGTTCAGAAACCCAGAAGTGCGCATCACTGTAAGCAGTCAAGAAAACTTGGTAAGGCTTGTCTGTATTAATCAAATCAAAAACGAGCGGATCAATGTCAACTCGCACTGTTTTGCCATTGCCCGTTTTACTCTCGCCAATATCGCCTACATAGTTTTCTGCCAACTCATATGCAGGAGTAGCACGAATGCCGTCACGGGTGACCTGAACAGCGTTTTTAGAGCCATTGTATACATTGAAATTTCCCCACACATCAGTCTCAGAACTCGTGACGGTTAGATGTGTATTCACAACCCCAGTTGACGTGTCGGTTGCCCCGATGTTGACCTTTTCCGGAGAGGAAAGCCACAGCTTGTTTTCGGCAGTAATGAATTTCGAGCCCCCGCCAGCGAAGTTAAGGTCGGAATCTATCTTAGCGTTAATCTGAACCAGCGGCTTACTTTGCGTCGAGGTCGTGGGAACGGTGATAACGCCGACACTTTTACCGTTCCCGTCCGTTTGTGCCAACCTGAGCGTGTTACCGTCATGGTTATTGATGTCAGTACCGGTTACCATTTGGTTAATACCGCCGATTAGTTGACTACCCTTGTACAGCTCCATAGCTCCACCTTTTAGGCGAATTTTGTAGTGGCTTGCTGGGTCTTCTGTTTCGTAGGTGATACCAGAAATGAGGTTGCCGAATAGCCGATCAGCAACGACACCATCAGCAGTGACAGCGCTTTTGAATGTTTGACCCCCATCAGTAGATACGCCCAGACCAGCACTATTGAGAATCACAACCTTATTTGCGTCCGACTTATCAACAGCGATGATTCCTTGATCAGTGAATCTAAGTTCTGTTCGTGCGGCAAGAAGACTATTAGTAGCCAACTGCACCTGTGACGTTAGCCACTCATTAGGCACTGGTATTTTACCGGCGGCAACATTAGACAATGCTGATTGTGATGTCTTCTGTTGCTCGGCAAATGACAGGCTGCCACACTCAACTTCTGTTTTGGTCCTTGTGCCGCGAATATCATAATCACTGGTTACCTTGATGATTCGAACCTTGTCACTAAAGTTAAGGCTCTCATCAATCACTGTGATGTAGTCACCGGGGTTTGCCATCGCGTATTTATAGCCGACAGATTGTAGGTCAACAAGATTTAGGGTGAGTGAGATGTTCCAACTCTTGTCGACTTTTTCTTTCACAGCAGCAAGCAAATTTTCGGCAATCGTGTACCGCTCATCAGCAATAGGAACCGCTTCAATGGCGCCAAACTTCGGATAGTAGTAATCATATAGCGGCGATTTGTACTCAACTGTCAGGCGCTGGCTTGTGGTGTCATTCGGTTTGCTGTAGGCACCATAACCACGACCATAGGTGGCAAATGTTGTGTTATCAGTCTGAATCTCCGCTGTATCCAAGTTGAACTTTTTACGAACGATGGTAGACAGATCAGACCCCATAGTTGGCACGACATGAACAACTGTGCCCTCCACATAGAACTCAACGTTTGCTTGATCGATAATGTCATTGAATAGCGACAGACGGTCACTCATGCCCCAGTCTTGCTTTTCAAAAGCCGCAACCGAGGCCGTGTTGTCGTACGTGTACCCTGTGCCAGCAAACAAAGCGTCAAGATAGCTGGAGAATGGGTGCGACCCATTCCAAGTTTCGTAGAAACCGGTCTTACTCATTTTGTAGAAGAATGCCTGAACGGCGCTGAACGCAACGGTGTTCTCTTTGTCATTCTTTGTGTACGTGACAACAACGTATTCTTCATCAAGAAACGATAGCGTCCAGCCCTTAGCAATGTTTTCTTTGACGTCTTGGCCAAAGTAGATTGTCCCAGACAGTGACTTCTCGCCATTCACCGCATCGGTTTTCTCAATCTCGCACTGGGCCTGATATTCATTATTCTTAACGTCTTTGAATGTAATCAATAATCACGCCTCCTATGCGTACAGATTTTGGAAACCAAGGATCTTGACGGATCCGGAAACATTGCAAGTGATCTTATTCGGCTTGTCCGGTTGCAAAATAAAATAGGCCTTGTTCGTCTTGCTGACGATACTTAGCCCATTTTGGGTGTAACTAAATCCGTTCAAAAGGATTACATCTCCAGCGACAACAGCCTTGCTAGAAGTTAGCTCAGTATCATCTATTTTGAACGACAATGAAGACGTTGACCCGGTTGCGGTTAGCTGAACAGCGAACCCTTGCTCAAGCTGATTGCATGGAACGGTTCCTCGGTATGGGACATTACTACTAACATCAATATCATTCGGCGGTGTCTCACCGTAGGGCAACTTCATCGTCTTGAATTCGGCTGTCAACTTATACAAGAGTGTCCCATTGACGTTGCCAACAAGCTCCATCTCAGGCGCCTCTGTATAAACGAGGAACCGCTTGTGCGATGGATAATCTTTGAGTTTATCGTAGTAGTTTCCAGACGTCTCTCCAGGCCTCTCAACAGCCGCCTCGGGCGATGTTTTTAGTTGTGTGATGTAATAACCATCAGGATCAGAAAGTAGCGCATACAGCTTCTCACGAAGTGCTTCTTCCTCGTCCATGTCATCTGCCCGGTAGTAACCAGTAATGTCGATTGTCTTGTCTGTATGCCAGCCTCCAAAGTCAATGTTCCCGTTGCGTTGATCGAGCTGCATGTTGTTCCGAGTGACTGATGGTGCCGATTCCTCGAATTCAGTTATCAGTACCTTATATTGGCTCAGGTAGTATCGGCTACCATCAAGCTTTTCAACTAATAGGTCCATATACTACCCTCCAATCGGTCGAAAGTAGCTGCTAACGGCTGCGTCATTAGCGTCCACTTCCTTTACCATGCTATTAATACCGTTCTTATCAACGTTGTTTTGAACGTAAACGTTAGGCGTGATTCGTTCACTTGCATCAATTGACTGCGTGACATCCCCAGAACTGAATTGCGTGCCAGCCATGGACAAGTTACTGATATTGGCTGACATGTTGGCAGAAATATCGCTTGCCATGCCAGAAACCGTCTTCTGAACATCTCCGAATGACTTTTGCAGTCCTTGATTCAACCCGGCCATAATCGCATTACCAGCAGGAATTAACAACTTTGCGTCGTAGCTAATTGGACCTTTGTGCTTCTTGATCCACGAAGCAATTCCACCAACAAAACTGGTGATCGCATTCCACTTGCTTTTGAGGCCGCCTAAGAAGCTATCCATGATTGCTTGTCCGGCCGCACTTAAGCTTATTTTTGCAAGAGAATACATGGTGTTCCGGATTGACGAAGTTGTGCTGCTAGCTTTTCCTGACATCTGCCCAAAGCTCCCGCCTAAGCTGCTTGCTAAGCTCGATCCCGATTTTTTGCCAGAAGATGACATCTTTTCTAATGCGCTCCCAACAACATTAGACAAGCTATTTGCTGATCCCTTGCCATTTGATGACATTCCTGACATTGAACCGGTAACGTTTTTGGCAAGACTGCTGATTGATCCAGAACCGTTTGTCCCCAATAGGGACAATGAGTTCCCTGAAGTTTGTGCAAAATCATTTGTCGTGTTTTTGCCAGCTGTTGAGGCGCCATTAAGATTGGCAATCGCGTTGATTAAGTTTGCAATGCCGTTTGTTGCAAGGGCAACTCCTACGCCAATAAGCAAGATGGCAGCACCAAAAGCGAGAATACCAACAGCTCCAGCTGTTAGAAGAGGGCCAAGCAGTGCAAATACAAGAGCAAGCGCACCAACAGAAACCGCCATTGTAATCATTAACTGATTAGAATTACCTCCAGAAGCTTGAAAGTTAGCAAAAGCATTCACTAACAGCGCTAATCCAGCAGATACTAACAATATGCTTGCACCAAAAGCAATCATACCGATGGCGCCCGCATTTAATGCAGGACCAACCAATGCGAACACGACAGCAAGTCCTCCTATGGACAATGCAATAGCTGCCATCAGTTCAGCGGCGTTACCGCCTGCAGACTGAAATTTGGCAAATGAATTTACCAAAATAGCCATACCTGCTGCCACGAGTACCATTGCTGCGCCAAACGCGATTAATCCTATAGCATTCTTTTGAAATGTAGGAGCTACGAGCTTAGCCACAATCATCAACGCTGCAATTGATACCGTCATTGCAGCCAAAGCAACAAGACCGTCAGTGCCCGTTTTTGCTAACTGGGCAACCGCAAGAGCCAGTAAAGCAAATCCGGCTGCTGCTAATCCAATTCCAAGCCCAGCACCAGCAGCTTTTACGCCCATTGCAGCAATCTGACCAGCAGATGCACCCATTGGCTTTGCTGTATCTCCAGCGGCTTTTCCTAATCCTTTGATCAGCTTAACTGGTGCACTAATAGTTTTAACAAGTTTTCCAATCGCCATTGATAATAGGCCAAAAGCCACTAATACAATCGCAATTACTGGTGACCATGCAATTAATCCTTTGACAAAAGAAGCCATTGGACTTTTGGACTTGTTAAGCCACGTTGCAAAATCACCTAACGCGTTAGCCACTGCTTTAATTTGTGGCGCAATTGTGCCAATGCTAGTCTTGATAACAGAATCGAATGCGTCTTCCATCTGAGCAATTGACTGACCAACGTTCTTTGTCATGTTGTTTGCGTTGTCAGATAGATATTTGTTTGCTGATTTGGCTGTCTTACTTACTTTTCCTAGAGAATCAGAATAGGCATCCCAACCAGACTTGCCACTCTTGGTCTTCTTCTCCGTCTGAATAAGTAGTGGAAGCATAGCTTTGGCACCAGCAGCACCGTATAAGTTAGTCAATGCCGCAACCTTTTGAGACTTAGACATGCCATCAGTCGCTTTTGCAACCTCTTTAAGAATTTGTGGGAATGGCTTGAATTTTCCTTGAGCATCTGTATAAGTAATACCCAATTCTTTCATTTCGCCAGCAGCCACCTTTGACGGGCGTGCCATCAGAGTTAAAGCGTGAGCCAAGTCTTGAGAACCTTGCGCAGCACCAAGACCAGCATTACTCATCAGCCCAATGGCAGTTGATGTGTCTTTGATACCAATTCCCAATGTGGCAGCAGTAGAGCCAACGTTAGCAAATGCTTGTCCCATGTCTTCGACTTCAGCATTGGACATATTGGCATTCAAGGCCAGAATTGCAGAATCTTTAGCAGCGTTTTTAGCCCCACCGCCCCAGATATTCATGGCTTGCTGAACGGTGGTAGCAGTGCCAGCTAGATCTGCACCAGCAACAGCAGAAGCCTTAGCAATAGCTGGGAACTCTGTTTTCAAGTCCTTGATTGAAGCACCGTTACGAGCCATTTCAATCATAGCGTTACCGGCATCTTCAGCACTGATAGGCAGTGTTTTACCCAACGATAGTGCTTCTGTTTCGAGATCCTTCATGTCACCCTTCAGTGACTTATTACTAGAACCAGCAATAACAGCCGCCTTGTTGATTGATTCCTGGAATGTCCCGTAACTCTTGATAGCACCAGCGGCCATAGCACCAACAGCAAGGCCAGCAACTGTGCTCGCTTTACCGATGTTGGTCATAGCCCCACCGACGCGTTGACCTGCATTTGAAGCAGCATCAGTACCAGCCTTAACAGATGCTGAAAGTTTACCCATTGCCGCTTGGAACGGTGCGATGTTTGCTGTGAATGTTGCGACGACGTTTGCCATTAGCTACCACCTCCAAATGCGGCATTGAGTTTCTTAATCATTTCGACATCAGGCTTTCTTTCTCGATTGCCACTGCGTTTGAGTATCTTTTGTTCAGCTTTATCAATGTTTTTATAGCCAGTTTTAACTGACCGTTTAGGGTTCTTTGCGTTTTGAATGTTCGCAATGTTGACAGCAAGCTCCATCAGGTCGCGGCGCATGTCAACATCACGCAAAAATGACCCCTCCAGCATTGAACGAGCTTCCCACATGTATAATCTAAATGGCATATCGGGATCGTATATCCCATGACGAGCAAAATCGGTTAAGAGAGACTCTTCTTCATTGCGTCCAGGGTATCCTTGGTCGCTGCTTCTTGAATTTTCTCTTCGGCTGTCTTGTTCTTCTTGTCCGTCAAGGCTTTCCCGTATTTTTCGGTCAAGTTCAGCCAACGTTGTGCTGCGTGTTTGAAAAAACCGGATTCATGAAGCTCCTGCTCAACTTCTTTGAACAGCTCTTGCGACTTGCCGTCTTCTTCGGCCTTGTCGAGCGCGTCCATGATGTCATCATCTGTGTATGACTTCGGTAACAGCACGCGTAATGCTTTGAATAATGCCATATCGTCATCAGTCACGAACGCCAGCCAGATTGAGCTTGCGCCATCGTTGGCACCTTCGGCAGAACTGTATAGCTTATTTGCGCGGAACAGCGCACGGAAGTTGAACTTTGCTTCTACTGGTTGACCTTTTACTTGAATTTCTAACATGAATATCCTCCTAGATTGTCGTTTCAGATCGGCCGCGGCCTACTCGTCTCTGTGTGCGATTAATTAGCTGAAACGGTGATTTACCCATCGCCGGTTGGGGCTGCATCAACCCCGGATGGGGCTGTCATTTTGACGTTGTGGTCGTGGTTGTACTGGTTGACGTCGTGGTCGTAGTAGCAGAACCATCTGCAAACTCGCCTTCCTTTTCACCCGGGCGTTCGAATGCATAGAGCTGATCGAGCATTGCAACTTGTTCATCAGAAAGTGGGAACGTTCCCGGTGTACCGTCTTCATTCTTGTCAGCAAGCTTGCCGATGATGTTCAAGGTGAAGTCGATTTCGGAGAAACTGTCTTCATCAGAGATGTCGGCACTATCAACAACACCATATCCAAACATCGCTGGATAAGCCTTGTGGTCGCCTTCTACCACGGCCAACCGTTCATCAACAATGACACGCCATACTTTAACCTGACGGCCATTGTGCTTGGCATCAATGATGATTTCATGTGCTTTATCACCCGGAACCATGTACGTTGTCAGCTCAATGCTGTCTTCGTTGGTGGATGCGGCAATGATACGGCCCATCTTGGTTTGTTCATCAAGAGAATCACCTTCAATGCTTGTATCGCCAGACTCTTGGTGAGCCGGCAGGATTGCAGGACTTCCAATTGGTGCTACTTTAGGATCTGTTGATTGGATGAAGTACCAAACATCTTTACCACGATAGGGGGTATCTTTCACAAATTCGATACCGTTGTTTACTGGATCTGCCATAATCAATAATCTCCTTCTAGAGTAATGAGAAGCATGCAGCGGCGTAATGGTGTACTCTCGCCCATGCTTGTGTCGATTGAATTAGATGCCGTTAATGACTGCCATCGTGTCACTTTACTAAGCGACCATTTCACCTTGCGAACGAAGTCCTCCCATTCAGCCGGTGGAGTGTCGATGCTGTCGTAGATGTCAATCTGCTGACCAACACTCGATAGTGTCCCCGTTTTAGATGACATGTCAGCATCAACGTGAACGTTCACAAAAACTAATGGCAATGCGCTCTTAGCGTCAGGCTGAACGAACACAGGGTTAAGACCGTCAGCAGTCAATTGCGTTTGAACATCTTCATACCATTCCGAGAGTGTCATTTGAACGTGGCTGCCTCCTTCAACTTGTCCATTGTCGTTTTAATGAACACTGACTGCCCAGCAGATACGGCCGGCCGAATGAATGGCTGGGCTGACATTTTGTACGTGCCAAACTCAACAAAAGATGAATAATCGGCCTTGGCATTGACAGTCCCGGTTACAGATGTAGTTGTCTTCTTAACTGGCTCAACACTAATGTTGTTTGCCATGTATCCGGTTCTTTTTGGTGCCACCTGTTTTGCTGTTGCTTGCACCTGCCCGGTAGTGACCTTCATCGCGGATGAAGCAGCCTCAATAGTCGCTTCCGCTGTCGCGCCTAGTTCTTCCATCAATTTGTCGAGCCCTGACCATTTAACGTTAATCTCAGCCATTAGCAGCACCTCCAGACACGATGAATACGGTTGACTTGCGGTTTACAAATGTCTTGTTGATTGTCCATTTGATGCCGTCAAGCTCGATTTCATTCACAGCCTTTACTGGGTTCTTTACGTGTACTTCGTAGGCCATAGTGTTCACCAGTCCATATACAGACAGCTCCTGTGCACTGGTGATTGGGATTGTCAGGCAAGTTACCGTTTCTCGTGTTTCTGTCGGCCTATCATGCAATGGATCAGCTGGCGGCGACTTACGGATTAGGGTAATTCGATTGTTGTATCTCATACGAACCTCATCCCCGGTCTGCGGCTTTGCGATGACTCACGGTAGACATCGAGAGCGTCAGCATACTTAGATAAATCGATGGCTTCCCATGTGTTGGATACGTTGCCTTCGGTGCCGCTTTGCTTGCCTTCATCACCAATACGGTTGTACATCTTCACCACAATGTCCTTGATTACCCATGTGACCGCATCCGGAACAGTCTGGTTAACTACACCATCTTGATTGATATAAGCCAACACGCGCGCTGTGGCGTCCTCAATTAGCTCATTCAGCAAGTTATCTTGCATTGTATCGGTCAAACCAATACGTAGCTTTACACTGTCTAAAATCGCCATCATTTCACCGCCTTTACTGCTTGCACGTACTTGTATGAGCACTTGGACTTGTCAACGAAACTCAAATCATCTTCAAATGGCGTGTGATTAACATACTGCCCTTTGAAGAACAAGCGTTTGTCATTCACAGTAACGCCTGCGTTGTGCATGATTTTAGTTTCGTTCCATCGCTTGACTGGATCAGTAGCCCAACAAAAATCGAGCTCATTACTGATGACGGGCCCGATGTTGAAGTACATCATATTCCAAAGCTGCGACCACATTTCAGCAGTCCATTTTTGGATATTACTGTCGACTGTCTGCAAGTATTGCCACAGTCGGTTGCTGTCGGCATAAACCTTGCGCCAGTATTCTGCTGACGGGTGACTGATGATCCATTGAGCACCGCCAGAATTATGATTGATAGTTTCAAGCGACGCCAACGTGACTCCGACAATGTCAGCCATGTGTTTCAGGATGTCTTCTCCGTGTTCACACTGCTTGATATAGTCAACGCTGATGTAGCTCAACGTGTTACTGCACAACCATCGATCAGGCTTTGCCTTGAGTTTGCGAAAGTCTGGACGTTTTCGGAAGATGACATCGCTGTCGAAGTAGAAATAATCCTCGTTCTCACGATCGGGGTCTTCCGCAAGATATTGCCACCAAAGCCAAGGCTTCACAGACGGGATATATTGCTTGTCTGTGCGCTTGTCGGTATACGTGTGTACTTCTACTCCATATTTGCTTGCAAGCGTTTCTGTCACCTTAGAATCATGCACAGTGAAGAGCAAAATGACATCTCTCATGTCAAACCCGACACTTTGCAGATTGGTTAGGCAGACTTCCAACTCCCACTCAAAACGCTTGATAGCGGGTTGACACAAAATAAGCTTCATTCTGTCCTCCAATCAGCCGCCCGGTTTCCCGTACTGTCCCATTTCGATAGGCGACTTGCATCAATTAATTAAGCTTGCGAAGTAGTCGTTGTGGTAGACGGTGCCACAGTCGAAGTTGTGGTAGTTGCTGACGTCCCAGCAGTGAAGATTGCCTGACGGTTGTCATCGCTGATCCACTGGCCTGCCTTACCAGCACCTTGCAAAGCAACACCCGCAAAGTTCTCAGATTGAATTGTCCGAACAACATTGATACCCGTGAATGCGCGACCAATGTTGTCAGGTGAGAAGATGATTGCCTTACCAGCCATGTAGCGAGTAGGCGTCTTAGTTACAATAATGTCGCGGAAACGCATGATACCATTTTCGTCGATGTTAACGGCAGAGCCTTTGAAGCTGGTTACCAGCTGATGATCGATGATCGCGTTGTATACTTCGGCAGTAACGTATGCACGAACCGGGACAACAACTTCAAGATCCGTGTAACGTTCGGATGCCGCTTCGAACACCTTGTTGACATCATCAACCGCACCAAGGTCAGCAGCAGCACTATCAACCAAGTAGGCGCCCAGCTTGCCGTTAAACAGACGCGTCTTAGCTTGTGCTTGCAAGTTCAGGCGGTCAGCAACTGCAGCATTCAGATCGTTGTTGACAGTGAGCTGATCGATACCTTCGTTGAAACTCCAGCCGAAGGAATACGGTACATCGATGTCGCCGTAGATGATTTCCTTCATTGGCCCGAAGCGGTTGGAGTTGCTGGTGCCACTGCCAAACGCAACGTTAGGATCAGTGTTATAGGTGCCAACAGCAACAGGCACATCATTTGCCTTAACACTGAACGCAATCGCGTTATTTTGAATGCCATCAAGTGCTTGCAGTGCACCGAATGTCGGGGTGAACGTGCTTTGAACACCGAAGACGGTTTGCATCAAGCCAATAAACTGTTTCTGATAAAGACGTACTGGTAAATTGTTGTTTTCTGTAGCCATGATTAGCTACCTCCTATTTTTTATATTGTGCCATGATTTTCTTAAATGGATCGTCGGCACCATCAAGGGCAGAAGCACCATTCTTAGGCGGATCCGTTTGCAGCTTAGATTCAACCTGCTTGTTTACCGTCTCTTGAATTGTCTTTTGAATGTTCTCAACAGCCGTCTTGATCTTGTCAGCATCGCCCAAAGCAACCAACGGGTCAGCAAAATCAGTTGGCAGTCCTTTATCAACGAGCAATGACTTTGTGCTTGTCGATAGTTCGCGCCGATTGAGTTCAGCTTCACGCTTGTCCAAGGCCGCTTGACGTTGTTTCTCAAGTTCTTGTGCCTTCTCGTCGGCCGACATCTTAGCCAACCGTGCGCCTTCACTCTTGGCTTCCTCAAGCGCCTTAGCCTGTTCTGCTTCCCACTTAGCCCTGGCTGTTTCCAGCGCCTTAGCTGCGCGTCTATCGGCCTCGCTGTCAAGCTGAGCCTGCGTATATGTGGTTGGTGCCTGACTGGTGGTTTCAGTTGTCTCGACTTCTTCTTGAGTTTGTGTATCTTCTGCCATGATGGTTCCTCCTGTTTAGCCCAAAACAAATAGACGTGCCAAATGATCCCAGCCACGCCATAAGACCCAGCCACGATCACACGTCTATCACTTCACGCTATTATTTTTGAGTAGTTTAGGGACTTGCTCGGGTCACGTTGCTATTCGTCTACTTCATCACCGGTATCATAAGCGGCCCATGAGCAAAGGCAGTTGGGATGAGCAGGTATCATACCCTCAGCTTGTTTCAGCGTGTAAACTTCTCCGCTGTGTTGCAAGCAGATGTCACATGCTCCTGAGTTGATGACCCAAATAACCTTTTTGTATCCGGCCTCACGAGCGTTCACAATGCTTTGGTGTGCCATGACGCGATCACTCTCGGTTCGAATGATACGGTCTGACTGATACTTCATGACGTCAAATTTCTTGCGAAGCGCCGGGCTTTGTGTAATTGGGTTGCTGTGCGTCAGCAGCGCATTCTTCATCATCTTTTTGAGATCACTGCGCAAGGCGTCTTGATTCGACCATATGCGATCGCTCCATGTTGCACCGTCGAACATCTTATTGATCGCTGACAAATCTGCTCTGATATGCTTTCCGTAAATTGATGACCCTAACTTAGCGGTCTGCTTTGCCAAATCACCAAGAGCGGTACCGATATAATCGGCAACCTTAATGGCCACTGCTGTTGCGTAAACATAGGCTGCATATGACAGCAACTCATCATTGTTGGCAACTGATTTCTGCTTAACTCCGGCTTCTCGCGCGTCTCTGTCGACTTGTTCTTTTAGGCCTGGATCGTAGTAGCGTGAATCATCAGCGTGCGTGTAGTCCTCATGCTTCTCGTTGAATGCATACCAGAAGGCCATGAATTCCGCGGTGTATTTGGCAACGTCACTCGCTATCTGGCGGTGTTTCTTGTCTTGCTTGTCCGCGAACGCTTTGATCCGTTCCTTCGGTGTTTTCGTCATTGTTTGTCAAGTCCTCACTGTAATCACTGTCTGCTCGCTGTTTGGTAATCATGTCAGTGATCTCTTGTGGATCAGTGATACCGGGTGCGAACCTGTACAAGTATTCTTGTGGTAGTGTCGCACCAGCACCAACAAGCGCCTGAATCTGCGTGATGTCGTCTGTTGGTAGATTGTCACGGAAGGTGAACTGAATCGTATTAGGATCCGTCTTCATGCCGCCTGACACGCTTTGATCAAGTGCGTAGATGATTGAATATCGCCGATACAATGACTTCTCAAACATTCTCCGCTTGATCGCTGCTAATTCGACAGTACCAAGCAGCTTGTACTTCATCGCAACACCAGACACGTTAGACGCAAAGTTACTGTCGGTTAGGTCTGGTGTGTGGCTGAACTTGTGAATGTCATCGGCAATGCGTTTCTTGTATGCCTCGGTGCCGCTGACGTCATATGACTTATTGATATACTTTGCGTCAACGCTCGTCTGCTGACCGGTTGCTGTCATTCGAGACTTGAGCAACAGCATGTTGGCGTCTTTCTGTTCTTTGATAAGCTCTAGTTTGTCCTGTGCGAGCTTTTTCATCGCCTCAGGATCGTTAGGGTCAACACCACTCATAAGCGTGCTACCGTTGAATAAAGCGTCAATATCACCGCTGATAACCAGCAGTGCGTCATTGAGGTCTGTCATGTAGTTAGCAGTATCAGATTGCGCTGAATCGTAAAGGTCAATCAGTGAGATCACATGCTCAAAGTCGCCAGTTCGGAATCGATTGTTGTCATACTCAACAACGGGAAACACACGAATGATTTCACTGTGATCCAGATACATCGCTCCACCAACCGTCGTCGGCTTGTAAACGTCATGCTCTGTTGCTGTCCATGTTTCGGGGATGATGTTGATGATCGTCTTGTTGTTATCGTCAACCAGTTCAACTGAGTGATACCTGACTGCCATGATAGGTTGTGGATCAACATCAAGCGAGTAGATGACGAACGTGTCAAGCGGGTCTAGCCGCACACAATGCTCGATTGAGTCACTACCGTAGTAAACATACTCGTATGCGCGTCCATAACGCGTCATGTCGAGGAATAAATCGTAGTTGAGCGCGTCAAAGTCGTTCACTTGCGTAATCTGGTCGAGCCGCTTGTCATCTTCATCAAGCTTCACGTTCACTGGATTACCAACAGAGTAGGCAGTCTGGAAATCAGCGATGTACTTGCCGAACGAGTGAACAGCTCTGTGGTCTGACTTGCCGGTTTCAATGCGCCGTGACTGTGGGCTTAGAATGCCTTCATTTTGACCCTTGTAGTATCGGTCGAGCTTCTTCAGCCGTGGAAGCTGATACTCGTGATGATGAAAAATGAACTTCATGATCCGATCCGGAGTGAGGTTCGTAATGTCTTCCTGATAAAGCAAATTTGATTCTTCAAATGGTTCCATCATGTCACCTCAATCCTAGATTTTTGATTGTCTGAATTCGTTCTTGGTTGCTCATGTAATGGCCGGCAGTTGTGAATACGAAAAGGCTCATTGCGTATCGTAATGCGTCAATCGCGTGATTATTCGCATCGACTGGCGTGTTCGTCCAGTTATCGAATTTGTCTTTTGCGTAAACATACGTGTTGAACTCCTCAAGCAGTCCCTTAACACGCGGGTGAACAACAAAATGGTAAGACTGCATATACTGAATACCCTGTGAAACACTGTCTTTGCCTTTGCCAGCCGGTCTAATGTTTGGAACACCATGTGCCATAGTAAGCTCGCCAATCAGGTTTGCCGCAGCTTGATCGGCCATGATAGGAAGCCCATAAGCTTTATGACTTGCGAGCTCTTGAGCTATCTGTCCGGTAAGCAGTCCTTGCTGGTAAAACTCATCATAGATATACACAACTCTGTTCTGCTGATCGATTGCCATAAACTCGCCTGCTGTCGGGTCATGTTTGAACCCGAAGTCTAGGCCAACCGCTTTTGGCAGTGCTGCAATATCTTCCATACTGAAGTCACGCTGCTCGAACAGTCCATCAAACACAAGCCCTTCTGCAATGCCCCAGTCTCCGTATACGGCAACACGAGCACGGTTAGGGTTGCGCTTGATCATGTCTTTTAGGCTTGCGATATAGTCATCATCAAGATATGGGTTGTCCTTGTATGTGGTAGTGAACGACTTAGATCGTGGGTTCTTTGTGTCTTCATCGAAGAACTCACGCTTTAGCCAATGCTGATCACTCCACGGGTTGAACGTGATAATCGACTGGTAATAGCCATCAGGATCGTCGATTTCACCACGCATGGTTTCTTCAACGGTCTTGAATGCGTCCAGCGATTTCAGCTCATACGCTTCCTCCCACCATGCACGAGCGAGCACACCAGTTGTTGGTTGCAATGAAGTGACGGCCAGTGGTTTATCCATGCCACGAAAAAACACCTTCTGGCCGGTTGGCTTAAAGGTGATTTCCAGTGGTGACAGTGTGAACTTGAATAGATCATAAACGCCAAGACGCATGGCTGCCTGTTGAATGGTGCTGTATGTCGAATCCTTATTTGTATACGCGTACTGCCTGAGCACAATCCAGTTGACATAGGGGTGCATGATGATTTGCATAATCACATCCTCGGCAACAGAGAAAGACTTGCGCGATCCACGACTGCCCTTGTATGTCAGGTAGCGTGTTCTGTCATTGTAAAGCGGTGCGTAAGCCTTAGGGACGATTGAATCCAGATCGATATTAATCTGCACTGTCATCGCCTCCGTCTTGATGAATTGGCTTGATGTTGATTGTGATGTTGCTAGTGTCTTCGCTAGTTTCACGTTTGGCCTTGGCTTCCATGATGTCAGCCTCAGCTTTGGACTTGCGAACATCAGCCTTAGTTTTCTCAATATCAGTAATAATCTTCGTTAGCTGAGCATTGAGCAGCTCATCATTGCCAGGGTAACGTTTCAACAATTCACGTCCTGCTGCCATGCGGTCTTTGATGCTTGGCTCGTTTTCAACAGCATCTGCACCGTCTGGAGTGCTAACTATAATTGTCTCTTTTGCCTCTCCACGGAGAACGGTAGTGAAGTATTTAAGTACCTCAGCAGCCTTGGCAATCTTGTCAGACTCGATGCGTTTCATGCGTTCAGCAATATATGATTTTATACCGACATTCTCCGACAATTTTTCAGCATGAGAACGCGCGTAATTTTTAGAATATCCCGCTTCAATTGCTGATTGATACTTATTTCCTGACTTTATGAAGTTATCAGCAAATGCACGCTGTTTTGGGCTTAGTTTCATTACATATCACCACACCTCCCGCGCTTTTTCTTGTCTTCCTGAGCTTTCTTCTGAGCTTCCTCTTTTGCGAGTTTCCCGATGATTGAGGCCTTAGCCTTCGACATGTATCCGAACTTGGTCATCACCATTTGAGCCATGAAATCACCTCACACATAGTAAATGGCACGGGTATCATGATCGCTGTATTCGACCAGCTCAAACGTTTTGTGAGCAACCACGCCAATGTCATCAGTCCACTTGTCGGTTGGCTTGCGTGTCGACACTTGACGCTGAACAAATCCGCCTAGGTCTTTGCTCATCTCTGAATGCAGATGCCCCGTGAACAGCTCGCGATTCTGTGCTGTGCCTAACATGAAGCCGAACTCATCTAGGTATTTTGCAAGGTAGTTGTTCTTACCCTTGTCTCCGTGAGTGGCGCCAATGAAGTTATGGCCTAACATTGTGCCTTTGTAATGCTTCAGTGATATATCCCAAGTGATGTTCGACTGGTTGCTGTAGGCACGTTTCAATAGACGTGCAAACATATATCCAACTGACGGGTCGTGGTTACCTGGCGCATACATGACCTCACACTCATTGGCGTTCTTAATGATTGCTTCAATCAGTGTCTCGAAGTATTGCTCCATTTCGTTCACAGTCTCGCCCAGATCGGTTGTTTCGAGCTGTGTACCCTTTGCTGTGGTCGAGTTGATGTTATCCACATGAGCCAGATCACCGCCCAGAATGAGCAATATTTTGGCGTAGTGGCCGCGTTGAATGATCTCTAGTTGCCGTTTAAGCGATTCAGCATAGATGTCAAACGTGTGACCGTTGAAATGCGTGTCGAAAGCAGGAATGACCAGATAGCGATCTGATTCCACAAAAATAGGAGCCTTAGCTTGGTATGGCTCCTTGTGTGTGATGATGTCATTCATCAATGATTCATATTGTTCCGCTTCAACTAACGGCCTGATTTGTATCTTGCTCTGGTACAACGTTGCTTCAGGCGTCTGCTTCCAGAAGTTGCTTGTGGCACGTACAAGTTCCCACTTAGTGTAATCATACCCGTGAGCTTCCAGAACCTCTCTAGGCGTCATTTTGTGGCCTCTGACAACCTTTAGAATGGTTTCACTGGACTGTGTACCGTCTGAATCGTATTCGTTCTTGACTGGTTTTTGGAACTCGATGCCAAGCCGTTTTGCTTTGCCTTGAAGCGCGTCGTAGCTAATTCCTAGCTTGTCGGCCGTTTCTCGTCTAGTAAAGCCTTCAGAGGCGAGCTTCCTAATGTCACCGATCTGTTCATCTGTCCATTGCATCTACTCGCCTCCGAAAATATAATGTCCGTGAGCAGTTTGATGACGCTGCTCACATTCTCATGAAGAACTTCCCGAGTTCTTAAGCCCTCGGATTCGGCCCCGAGAGCTTTTTTGTTGCTTAAAAAATTTCGATGAGTTAGAATTAAATTGTTCCCAACAGATACTCATTTTCACTCCTCTGTAATACCCTATCTTTAGGCTCTCGGCCCCCAACCGAGGGCTATTTTTGTATCTTCTATAAGGAATGTGCTAATATATATGCGTGAGTAGTGTCTTTTCTCCTCCAAGTCAACCGCTGCTGCTCACACAAGTATTTCGTTTTTTCATTCTTTTGGCTCTTGGACTGGTCTCTGAGGGCTTTTTTATTCCGATTTATTGCTACATGTGTTATACTCTTTTTCGGTACCGTTGTTTCACCTCAGTAAACACCGGTAGCTAGGCCCTCAGTTAATCGCTCAGAGGGCCTTTTTGTTGCACAAAAATAGCACCTCACCGTTTGGCGGAGTGCTATAGTCTGGTGCCTACTCCTATGGTTTACCAGACTTGATCCAATGCAACCGGCGGGATTTGAACCCGCGACACCGACGCACGCGCGAACTATAGTCGGTGAGCCTATCTCAATCGGTTGCTGCTCGCTCTCCCAGTGTCAGATGGGGTCATCGCAAGATGTGTCCGGTCGCTAAACTGGACAATGTGGCATGCGGGAATCGAACCCGCCTGACTATCTCAGCCAGTCCTCATTGCCACGCCTTGCCACAGCTTTATCATCACTGAGGCTCGGAGGAAAAATGCGGTGTCTCAGGTTTCTCACCTTTGGCACAATACAATCATATGACGGAAAAGCGTGTTTTTTGTTGCATCATTGTTGCACGGATGTTGCAACTAGTTTCACTAGCGGACATATTTCAGCAAAAGCATAGAGAGCTTCTTGTGTTTGTCGCCAAAGGGTCGT